CAGTAGCTTTACCAACTGGCTTTTTACAAGTAAGAGATTTTTATATTTTACAAGGTGGTACTAAGTATGCACTAAAATATATTACTCCTGCACAAATGGATCAAATAAAAGGTGGTTCAACATCTGGTATGCCAAGCACATTTACAATACTTGGAGATAACTTTAGATTTGCACCAAGTCCATCAGCGTCTTACACAGGAGTTATTAATTACTTTAAAGAATTTGATGCTTTATCAGATTCTAATACATCGAATTATATTTTAACTAATCATCCGGCTATATATTTATATGGATCATTGTATCATGCTGCTAATTTTTTAGGTGGTATTGAGCCAAGACAAGTTCAACAATGGCAACAAATGTATGCAACTGCTATGGAAAGACTTGAGAGAAATGATAGAGAAGATCAATATGGAAATGCACCATTACAACAAAGAGGTGATGTAACTGTTGCAGGTTCATTTAATGATAACTTTGTTGCAATAACAAATAACAACCAATAGGATTATAATGCAAATACCCTTTGGAGAATGGCTACCTGACCAACCAGAACATAATAATCCTGGTGCGAATGTTGCTAACAATGTGTATTTTGCAAGACAATCTTATAAACGATTTCCTTCATTAGTTAATTATTCAACAAATAATATTTCTACAGATAGTAGAGGAGCTGGTTCTTTTAGAGATAACTCTAATACTGTATTTAATTTTGTTGCAACCAATACAGACTTATATCAATTAGATGGTGGAACATTTACTTCAAGAAAAGGAAGTTTAACAGGTGGCAATACAGACTTTTGGACATTTACTCAATTTGGAAATTATGTAATTGCAAGTAATGGTGTAGATGCACCTCAATACTATTTAATGGGTACATCAACTAACTTTGCAGATTTATCTTCAATTGCAACATCAGGTACAGTTCCAACTTTTAAAGTATCAGGAGTTATTAGAGATTTTTTAGTAACTGGTAATCACACAAATAATTCTAATAGAATACAATGGTCAGGAATTAATGATATTTCTACTTGGGCAAGTGGTACTAAACAATCAGACTTGCAAGACCTACCAGGATCAGGTGGACAAATAACTCATATAACTTCTGGAGAGATTTCATATATTTTTAGACAAAACCAAATAGTTCGTATGGACTATGTGGGTGGTGCAACAGTATTTAGACTATCAGTTATATCACCAAATAGAGGAGCTGTTTATGGAAGAACAGTTTGTCAAGATAATCGTAGAGTATTCTTTTATGCAGATGATGGTTTTTTTGAAATTAATGGAGATCAAGTTATCTCAATTGGTGCAGAAAAAGTAAATAGATTTTTTGATACAGATTTAAACAAAGCATTTAGTGATAGAATATGTGCTGCTGTTGATCCATTTAATCAATTAGCTTTATGGTTATATCCAAGTGCATCTGATACTGCGAATACAACTGGTATTTGTGATAAAGTTTTAATTTATAATTATGCTACTCAGAAATGGTCAACTGCTGAGGCTAATGCTAGTACAATATTTTCACAATTCGTTGGTGCTTATACTGTAGAATTAATGGATATTATTTCAGAAAACTTAGATAATATTAATATTGCATTAGATACTGACTTTTGGAATGGTGGACAATTATTATTAGGTGCTATAGATAATAATTATAAAGCAGCTATTTTTTCTGGTACTGCAAATGAAGGTGAAATAGAAACTTCAGAAAGAGAGTTGTTTCCTGGACTAAGATCGAATATAACAGGGGTAAGACCAATTGTTGATGCGGAAGCTACAGTAACAATTTCTACAAAAGACAAACTTGCTGATAGTCCAACTATATCAAGTGTATCAAGCATGAATACATCAGGTATTAATCCAGTAAGACAATCTGGTAGATATGTTAAAATTAATGTAAAAATACCTAGTGGTGGGGTTTGGAAAGATGCTCAAGGAATTGATTTAGTTGCCTCAAGAGGAGGGTTGCGATGACAGATAAAAGTGATATAGATAATGTTAGATACAGTTTTGAAACTCAAGAGTTCTTCCAAAGACAAATTGAAGAAGCTATTAATACATTGGTAAATGAAAAGAACCAAGAAAACAATAAAGCATATGCTTGGTTTATAGGAGATTAAAGTGGCAGGTATAAAAGATTATTCAACAACACAAGCAAACAATATATCATTAAATGGTATCTCAGTTGCAGAAGGGATGCTACCATCAAATCTAAATAATGCCATTAGAGCATTGATGAAGAATACTAGAGAATGGTTTAACGATTCTCAATGGGTAGAATATGGAGATGGTTCAGGTGCTTATACTGCAACTTATGCAAGTTCTAATTCTTTCACAATTGCAGGTGTAGATGTAACTCCAATTTACCATGAAGGCAGAAGAATTAAATTAACTGCTACAACTCCAGGAACTATTTATGGAACAATTAGTTCTTCAACTTTTTCAACTAACACAACAATAACAGTTACATGGGATAGTGGTTCATTATCAAATGAAACAATAGACAATGTTTATATTGGTGCTTTATCTAAAACAAATAATTCTTTACCTACTGGTATAATTGCAACTGCTACTTTAGCAGATGGTTCAGTTACAACAATTAAAATTGCTGATAGTGCTGTAACAACTGCTAAAATAAATGATGCTGCTGTAACTAATGCTAAACTAGGTGCAGATTCTGTTAATGGTTCTAAGATTGCAGATGACAGTATAGACTCAGAACATTATGTAGATGGTTCAATAGACACAGCTCATATTGCAGATTCACAAATTACAACTGTTAAAATAGCTGATTCGAATGTTACAACTGCTAAACTTGCAACCAATGCTGTAACAACAACTAAAATTACAGATTCTAATGTTACAACAGCCAAGATTGCTGCGGATGCAATTGATGGAACTAAAATAGCTGATGATAGTATTAATAGTGAGCATTATGTAGATGGTAGCATTGATACTGCACATATAGCTGATTCTCAAATTACAAATTCGAAAATGGCTGTTAATTCTGTGGACTCAGATCAATATGTTGATGGAAGTATAGATACAGTTCACATTGGAGATAGTCAAATTACAACTGCTAAAATTAACAATGATGCAGTTACAGCAGATAAAATAGCAGATGCTGTTATTGTAACTAATGCTGAGGCTTCAGGACATACACCAGATGATACCACATTCTTTACAACATCAGCTTCTGATGGAAGATATTTTAGACAAGATAGTTCAGAAACTATAGACTCAGGTGATACTTGGTCTGCTTCAGATGATTTTATTGCAACAACTGCTGCAATAGATGCTAGAGTTATAGACTTAGTAGATGATGTAGGTGGATTTTATCCAATAGCAAATGAAACAAGTTTTCCAAATACCAATCCAGATGTAAATGATGGTGCAGGTACAATTATTTCAATTAAAGAAATTGCAACAACAAGAACTCCAACAGCTGGAGTAGTTACAATATCTGGTGGAACATTAGGGGGTTCTACTGTTACTATTAATGGATGTGGTTCTACAGTTTTAACTTCAGGTTTTGGTGTACTTGTTGAAACAACAACAACTTTAAATACTTATACTTTTCACAGATTAGTTCCTAAAGCAACTGAGGTAACAACTGTAGCTTCTATATCATCTGAAATTACAACTGTTGCAAATGATGAAACTGATATTGGTGTTGTGTCTGGTTTATCTACAGATATTCAAGCTCTTGCTGATATTGAAGATGGAACAACTGCAACTAATGCAATTTCAAATGTTGGTAATAATATTAGTTCAGTAGTAACTACAGCTACAAACATTAGTGGTGTTAATTCTTTTGCAGAACGATATAGAGTAGATAGTTCAGATCCAACTACATCTTTAGATGAAGGAGATTTAGCATTTAATACAACTGATAATAATTTAAAATTCTATAATGGAACATCTTGGACAGCTATTGCACCAGGTATAGCAAATGTTGCTGATGATTCTACTCCACAATTAGGGGGTAACTTAGATTTAAACTCTAATGACATAACTGGAACAGGTGATGTTAATATTTCTGGTTCAATTACTGGAACAACTTTTTCTGGAGATGGTTCTTCATTAACTTCATTAAATATTGTGACAGATACTACACCTCAATTAGGTGGAAATTTAGAT